TTAGGTAATCTCCAGATAGCTCATTGTTACATCACCTGATACCGTAGTATCTGAGTCAACAATAATAACATCAGTAGGCTCAAGGCAAACCTTTTGGTCACCACCAACTACTACCAACGTACCACCTGCAGGAATAGGGGCGTTCTTAACCAAATGAATCTTGGAAGAACCACCGTCATTAATCTTAACATTTACAGCAATCTGCGAGTTAATAATATTAGCTACAGTCAAACCAATAATAGTAGTTGACGTAGATGCAGGGCATTCATACACAGATACTTCGGCTGTGCCTACAGAAGATGCGGTTGATAGTTTAAAAGAGTTAGCCATGTCAATATTATACCTTAAAAGTTAGCCCAATGCAATGGCAAAAGCCACCGCTGCAGGGTCAGGAGCAGCCGCAATTACAGATACTGCATTGATTCTTGTTTCTAGCGTAGCCGAAGTAGCGGCACTTGCTTTAGTCTCTGCCAGCACCGATACACCATTAATACGTGTCTCAAGGGTTGCAGATGTAGCAGCACTTGCTTTTGTTTCTGCAAGAACTGACACAGAGTTAATGCGTGTTTCAAGTGTAGCCGAAGTTGTTGCGCTGGCTTTTGCTTCAGCCAATACTGACACTGCATTAATACGTGTCTCTAAATTTACAGAAGTAGAAGCGCTTGCTTTAGTTTCTGCAAGAACCGAAACACCATTAATACGTGTCTCAAGGGTTGCAGAAGTTCCTGCACTTGCATATGCCCCTGCAGATATTGCAGTGTTAATGGATGTAATGGCATCGGCATTTGTTTTGGTAATTACCGAAACTGCATTGATTCGTGTCTCTAAGTTTACAGAAGTAGAGGCGCTTGCCTTTGTTTCAGCAAGAACAGATACTGCGTTAATTCTAGTTTCTAGAGTTGCGGATGTTCCTGCACTTGCATATGCTCCAGCAGATATTGCGGTATTAATAGATGTAATAGCATCAGCATTTGTTTTAGTAAGAACAGAAACCGCATTAATACGTGTCTCTAAATTAACAGAGGTCGAAGCACTTGCTCTAGTTTCGGCAAGTACAGATACTGCATTAATCCGTGTTTCTAGTGTTGCAGAAGTTCCTGCACTTGCATATGCTCCTGCAGATATTGCAGTATTAATAGACGTAATTGCTGCAGCATTTACTGCAATAGCGGATGTATTGGCCGCAATCGCAGAGGCATTAGTTGCCGTTACCAAAGCTTTTACAGCAGAAACTTCTGCACTTACAGCCGCAATTCTTGTTTCAAGATTGACAGAAGTAGATGCACTTGCTTTTGTTTCAGCCAATACTGATACTGCATTAATACGTGTTTCCAATGTGGCAGAAGTTCCTGCACTGGCAGCAGCGAGTGCAATTGTATTTACCGAAGCTACTGCAGATGTATTAGCAACAGTTACGCCTGCCTGAAAAATAGTACCACTAACATAAGCATCGCCCGTTATAGATACATCGCTATAAAGTGTTGTACCGCTTACTTGGGTTCGTATTCTAGGAATAGCAGGGTCAGTAATAGTTGTAGGATTATAGTAAAGTGTTGTGCTGCCTAGCTCACCGCCAGTAAACATAGTTTTCAGTCTATTCGCACCTCTAATTTCAAAGGTAGCATCAGCAACCATGCGAACACCTGTAGTACCCGACCCTTCAAAAACTGTTTGAGTTCCTGATGCCTTAATGTCCATATAAGGAACAGTTAATGTATTAAGGCCAAGACTTAAATCACCTGTAAGAGTTCCACCTGTAAGAGGAAGATGATTGGCAATGCTTGTGCGAATATCAGAAATTGCAGAAGTATTTGTTGAAACTGCAACATTAGTAGTTGACAAAGTAGCAGAAACTGTGTTAATATTAGTCTGCAAGGCTGCGGAGGTTGTAGCTAAGTTTGCGGATGTAGCTACTGGCTCACCCGCCAGAGTAATATTAGTGGCAGCAATAGTAGTAGCACTCACTGTACCTGCACTTACAGTATCAGCTTTTAAATTACCTGTTCGTAAACTACTTACACTTACATCTTGAAATATTAGTGTAGTAGCTTCAAGAGTACTTGTTGTAATATTAGTAGCATCAAGTACACTAGTTGTAATACTTGTGGCTACAATATTAGTAGTTTGAATATTAGTAGGTTGAAAGGCTCCGCCAACAATAAGACTTCCGTCAATACTTACGTCACCTGTAAAAGCAGCTGCTGTTTGAGAAAGCTTTAGCGGAGTGTTAGTACCCTTGCCATCTTGGACGTTTCTAAGAGTTTCATCAACACCATTATTAGACGCACTGGAATTAATTTGCAGTAGGTCTTTATAAGTGTTTGCAATCTTTTTACCTGTTAAGTCTGCCATCTATACTGTATTCCAATTCTTATCTAATAGTTCCCACTGATAAATAATCGTGTGTCGTTCAGTGGCATCTTCCCAGTTTATGTTCCTGTCAATATTAGGGTCAGGTCGTGCATTCATTACAAAGTTACTCCTGTCCCTCATATCAGGGGTCTTGTTTTGGAAATGGCTTACTCTGTCATACGCCCCGTCCCAATCAGATGGACATACCCACAGCCCAAAGCTGTTCTTTCGTAACCTGCTGCGAGAATAAGAAAAACCGCATACATCACACTCTGCTTTGACATTTTTTCCTCTAGCCATTTACAAATCTGGTAGCCACGTTGACACAGGAACTGCCGAAACAAGTGAAGGTCTTTGTGGTCTAGCATCCTTTATATTTTCGTTGTCAGTTACTCTTGCAATTTTATTTTGAGGATGATTATGCCTGTCGTACTTTCCTTCATAATCCATCGAACAAACCATCATGCCATAGCTATTCTTTTTTAAATCCCTTAAAGGATACCGAAAGCCACAGATGTCACAAAGTCCTAATGATTTTGTAGCTCCCATTATTTATAATTCAGACTAGGCGTTAAATACAAGCTTGAGCGTTCCCTGTCCTCTTCTTGCGCCCGTGTCAGCCTTTCTTCATATTCACCTTTAATCATTTGTATTCTAGCCATGTCTACGCCTGGGCGTTTCATTGACATAAAGTATGCAGTGCCTGCAGTCAAGCATGGATAAAAACGACGAGAGATGTCAGCAGTTTGTGAAGAACGTGTTACATCTTCAAAATATTTTACAGTCTCAAACTTAACTTGGTCAGTATTATTTTCAGGGACAGGCCACAGATATACTACAGGATTGTCACGCTCTCTGCGTACAGCATATTGAGTTGGACGACCTGTCTGGCCTTTGCGTGGAATCTTTAGATATTCTTCCATACTAATGCGCTCAAGCTGCAAGTCCGTGTTATCCCTATTTACTACTGCCTCTACTACATCAATATTATGACCATCAAGGCTATATGCAGTAACACTAGTTTGTACGGTCACCGCCGTTGTACCAACAGTCCAAAGTTGAATACCACGGTTTTGCCAATCTTGCAGGAGCAAGTTAATAGAACGGCGTGCAGAACGAGGCTCTTCGCCTAGTGTTGGCTCACCGCCAATCATTTCCATTGCTTCTTGGATTACCTCATCAATATCCATTGAGAAGCTATATGTTCCTGCTGTTGCCATTATGCTTTTCTCCTACGTTTGGTGCGACCAGCACAGTGAGCCTTTTGACTGAAGCCTCTTGGACTTTTACAGTTTATAGACTTTTTGCGCTTTGCAGACCACCTCCTTTTCTTGGAACCAGGTTTACTCACCTGCTGGCTGGTCGCTGACCTGCTAATAGCCATTACCACTTAACCTTATGTGACCAATACTTTGCACTAAGCTTAGTGGTAGGCTTGCCTTGTGCATTGTGACGGGCATAGTAAGAACGCTTACGTGCCTTATCTTTTTTTGTTTTAGGGTTTTTGCCTGCACCCTTTACACCTTGCTGACCAAAACGAACCAGCTTAATTTTGTTGCCTTCCTTGGCCAACACAGCATGACTTTTGGTCTTATGACCAGGGGTACGCTTTGGTTTGTTATACCCAGAAAATCTTTCGCCTCTATAAGTAATTGCCATTAGTACAACCTATTATGTCCTGAAATTTTACCACCTGTTGCAGCCCTACGATACCTACGAACTTTTTTCGCTATAGCTTTAGGTTGCTTAACAAATTGTTTTCCTTGTTTAGTTCCTTTTCTTTTTGCTCTCGTTGTTGCCGCATACTCTGACGAGGAGAGTGCCTTAATAGCCTTTTCTGGCAGATAGCGTTCCCCCGTCTTGCTGGACGGTTTACCACTCTTAGTTCTCCATTTTTGTTTAGTCCATTTGCTTAAAGACTTTTGCTTTTTACCTTTACCACCTTTATAGCCGCCACCTGCTTTTTTATAGGCAGCAGCAGCCAACTGGGCTTTACGAGCAGACCATTGACCAGGCTTGCCGCCTTTGCTGCCTGCTTTAATACGGGCAACAATACGCTTACGAAGCTCTGGTTTGGTATACTTGGTCATTTAGATTTTTTACTACCACGATTATCAGAAAGTTGAGATTCAATGTATTTCATATGTTCTTGAAACTCTTTCATCTGTTGCTTTTCAGATTCATACATACGCTTGGCTTGCTCAAGCGTACCACGTGTGCCTCCCTTTGGTCCCGCACCAATCTTTACAGCATCTTTTACTCTTTTGCCCTCATTAAGATAGCCCATACGATTACGAACCTTGGTAGGAAGCTTTCCTAGTCCTTTATTATTTTCAGGAACTTCTTTTAAACTACCACCAGTATTATTTTCTTTTAATCCCTCACGCTCCATAATTTTTTTATACATTTCAGGATTACGCTCTTTAACTTTTTTAAGTTGTTTTTTAGCGTATGGACTTGTATAGTTACTGTTAGACATTATTTCATTGCCTTCCCATATCCACGAAGAGCAACACCTACACCACGAGGCTTATTTCTCATTTTCTTTTTTGTCATCTTGCCACCAGCTGAATAGCCCTTGCTTTTCATCTTACCGCCTGCAGCATAGCCTTTACTTTTCATTTTACCGCCTGCAGCTTTTTTACCAGTGATATCAGAAAGACCTTCACGCATTAAAGCACCTGGGCCTTTTTTCTTAGCTTCTTCTATTCTTCTCTTTTTTTCAGCACTCATTGGTTTTTTTGTTATTTTTTCTACTTTAGGTGTTGGCGTATCTTTTACAGAGGCCAATCCCCTTTGAAGTTTTGTTTGAGTACCACCAACTTTTTCTGAGCCTGCTAAAGATACAGGTTTCTTTTTCCCCTTTGTTCTAGCTTCAGAAATTTTTTGAGAAATAGTAGCTTCCGCATCCATTTTATTTAGTTTTTTCAGCGCTTCTTTTTCTGCTTTTGTTGCAGTTCCTTCACGAACTTTTTTATTTAATTCTGTTTTTAGACGACCATAATTTGCAGGTCTTCCTGCTTTTTGAGCGCCCTGAATAAAATTTTTAATAATGCCTGCTGCACTAGTAGGACTAGTCATTTTACATTCCTCCTGTTATTGTGTTTTCGCCTGCTGCATGTGCGGGTGCTTCCATATCATCACGGCGTGTTCTTCTCGATTGATTTCTTAATCCTTCAATCGCATTTTGATAACGTTGTTCATAATAATTACTAACTGAATAGTTTTTCATAAAATCAGCTGCTTCAGTCATACAGCCATAAAATAATGCGTCATAACAAAACTCTGTAAAATAATTATCAGGTGTAGCACTTGTAAGCGTAGTAGGTCTTGCTGTGTAAGATATTTCTCCGCCATATGTAGCACTTGCTGTGGGAGCAACTATTACTTCAGTATTGTTTGTTTTTGCATAATATTTTGGTGTGCCTGTGCTTGCGCTAACAGGCCAATAATCATAAATAAACTCATCCGTTCTTTGTAAAAGATTAATTCTAGTTCCGCTATCATTTAAA